TAATAAAATATTCCTGAATTGTTTTGTCAGGATCTAACTCAGGAAATTGTGTTTGTATTTCTTTTAACAGTTTGTCCATCGACTCTTTTACAATTGGTTCAACTTCTTCCAAAACAAAGTCATTCACACTTGTAGTTGTAATTTTGATTTTATTTGACTCAAATGCTTTTGCATGATTAAAATTAAAATTAATATCTTCTTCATCTTTACAAATATAGCCTAGTTTATTATACCAACTCTGACCAGTTGTTAGGTTATATAATGTAATAAGTGAAACAGATTTGTTGGAGTCTATTACAAGTTTAGACATATCATCTAATGCAATTTCTTCGCTTCCAATGTGTCTTGCTAAATCTTCTACTAAATTCAACATTTTCTGACCCATACGTTTTTCTTTACAATTCTTAAGTGCCTGAACATATATATTATTGTTTTTTCTTGCTGAAAATTGTAACTCTAGAAAATTACACTTAGGTAAATTTTTAGAAGATATTTCGACGGAAATTGGTCTTCCATTGTTGTTGTATTCTATATATATATTTTCATGCCCAACAAGTGGCTCAAATACTGTATATATAGCATCCGTTATTTCATCAAACGTTGACATATATTATAATATAATTTATTAATTCTCTCTTCTTACCAAAGGCTGAAAATTTGTTCCCTTGGGTCCGCACATTTTCTCCTCCGATCTCACAATATACGCATATTCAAACTTTGTTTCACCTGTATCTGAGCACTTGTAAATTGTTTTCATGCATCTAGCAGTCGCTAATATATTTTCTGCTGTAGTAACTGGTTCAGTTATTAAAAAATGTTTGCAATTTGTGCACAGTGGAACAAACTTGGCTCCTTTTAAATAACGAATAAATGTCATGTATGATAAATATATTGAATTCATTTATTTATATCGTTTTCATAATGATAATGATATAAATAATTTGCAATTTGTTAAAAATCTACTGCTTTTAATGCAGCTAATGTCTCATCCGACAATTTTTCCGGAAATTTTACATCAAAAATGATAAGCAAGTTACCTGTATGTCCATCTCTACTTAGTCCCATGTTTGGAATTAATTTTTTGTAACCATGGCTTATAATATTGCCCGAATTATTCGTAATCGTATATGTCTTTCCTGTTAAATATTTTAGCTCAAATGTAAAGCCACATAGAGCCTCTTTTACTGTAATTGTCTTTTCTAGAATCAAATCTAAACCGCTGCGTTTAAAATCTGTATCATTCTCTATCTTTACAAAAATCTTGATGTCTCCTTTGTTAGTTTCGCTAACAATATTGCCTTTGTCTTTTAACAAAATAATCTCTCCTTCATCTATACCTTTTGGCACAGTAACATAAACGGTTTCTTTTTCAAATACTTTTAGGCCATTTTCAATGATCCATCTTTCAATATCTACAGGAATTGTAGTGCCTGTTAAGATCTTGTCTATTGGCACATTTATGTTCATTGTTATTGGTGCAGGCTTTTGTTGATGCTGAAATCCAAAAGTAGGACCAAACCCTTGATTCTGAACCGGTCGGCCATTATGAAACACTCTGATATTTGGACCCATACCTGGACCCATAAATTGTATATCCGGACCTAGACCTGCACCACTCATAAACGGCATCCCAAAAATACTTGAAAATAATTCATCTACAGGATTCATGCCTTGATTCATATTTGGATTTAAACCTTGTTGGCTCATCATCTTAAAAAATGGATTGTTATGCATCATATCATACTCTTTTTTCTTTTCAGGAGTCCCTAGAACTTCATACGCTTCACTTATCTTTTGAAATTTCTCCGTTGATTCTTGACTGTTTCCATTCTTGTCCGGATGGTGTATCATTGACAACTTTCTATACGCTTTCTTGATTTCATCGGTGGATGCCGTCTCTGGCACTTCTAATATATCATAAAAAGATCCGTTTTGTGAATTTTGCATATATTAATATTATTCGAGATAAACTTAAATACTTATCAACGTATATATTTATATTATTTATGGACAACCCACTTTTTTTAAACAAATATCAACCAACTAAATTCAGCGATTTTGAAACAGATAGTGAAATGATTGACATCCTTAATACTCTTATTAACATTAACAATCTGAATATTTTATTCATTGGAGACATCGGTTGCGGCAAAACTGCTTTCCTTAATGCAGTTATTCGAGAATATTATAAAATAAGTTCAACAACAACAATCGAAGACAATATATTACATATTAATAGTCTGAAAGAACAAGGCATTAATTACTATCGCAATGATGTCAAAACATTCTGTCAGACATGTTCCTCTGTTAAAGGAAAAAAGAAAATAGTTGTTCTCGATGATATTGATCTTATCAATGAACAAAGTCAGCAAGTGTTTCGCAATTGTATTGATAAATATAGCCATAATGTGCATTTTATATCTTCTTGTAGCAATTCTCAAAAAGTCATTGAGTCGCTACAATCACGACTTATTATAATAAAAATTAAACCTTTGCATCGTGAAAACTTGACCACTATTATGCACAAAATAAAAGTGGCTGAAAATATTGTGATTGATAGTGATGCGGAACAATTTATACTCAATGTCTGCAATAATACCGCCAAAATATTGATCAATTATATGGAAAAATTCAAACTGTTAAATCAGCCTATTACTTATGAACTAGCTAATAATGTTTGCACTAATATTAGTTTCCATATTTTTAATGAATATACTCAGCATATTAAAGACAAGCAACTAACAAAAGCGGTAAGTATTTTATATAATTTGTATGATAAAGGCTACTCAGTCATGGATATTTTAGATAATTATTTCCTTTTTGTAAAAAATACGGACTTGCTAACAGAAAAACAAAAATATAATGTGATTCCTATTATTTGCAAATATATTACTGTTTTTCATAACATACATGAAGACGAAATAGAGCTTGCATTATTTTCTAATAATATGTTTACAACTTTACATAATACAATATAAATCAAAATATTATTTTATATTTATTTATTAGATCATTTACAATATTGCTAACAAAATTTTAATTCATTTTTAGGCATATTTTAAGTTTTTAAATAATTAATATACTGTTATTATAAATATAAAATGAACTCACAAATATTTAAAAATAAAATTCCGAATGAAATCTTTTTCGATTTAATTAATGATATCTCTATCAAAACTGAAAAATGCTATGTTATTAACAATAATGCTTACAAAAAAGGCATATTTAATGAAACAATACCTAAATTCTTAGAAGAATGCAAACCATATTACCATATATCCAAGCGTAAATATTTGGAACGAAAAATAAATTATAACTCTTTTATTACTATCTTGCGACAAATATGTAATTTCAACAAAATTACATATACATCTCAAATTAAATACGACAAATCACAATATGATATTATTTATTACATATATTACTAGATTTATTACTAGACTTATTTTTAGGGTTTTTAATAAAAATTATACACATTCTTCAACATGTGCATATTCTTTCTAAATTCTCTCTTAGCTAGCTGAACATTATCGTATACAGCTAGTTCATATCTTATATCCATATTTGCCTCCATAAATTCATAATCAACGCCTTCCAAATCAAATGGCATATTATTGTAATTATACAATGTATAACTACTATACGACTCCTTGCTAATCACAAACTTGACAAACTTATACATGTCCGATGACTTGTCTGATCTGAAAAAATATTGCTCATTATCAATGCCAGATCGATTGCTCTTTCCATATACAACATACGACTCTTGTTCAATATCATATGCTAAAAATAGTCTGTTAACAATAGTTTCATAATTTTTATCATCTCTCTCTTCAATACATAAAGTTAAATAGCTATCGGTATGTGACATCTTTCCTGGTTATATAATTATATATAGTTGCGTTTAAATTGTTTTTTATAATATTTATTGTATTATATTGTAAATAATATTTGTTAGTTTAAATATATATTAAATTCACTTAAACCTAACAAATACTATATTATTTATAAATCAATAAATGTCTTCAGATAGTATACATTTTGGAATGATTACGCAAATATTTACAAATGTAAACTCTGATAATTCTTCTACGAATATAATGAATTATGCAGTAGGAATGAAAGCAGTGCATTTTTTTCATGATAGAAATAACAATAATAATAACACAGTAATTTTATCACGTGATTATGACTGTTATATTCCACATACACTTGTCATTAATTTGTATCATGGTCTCAATCTTCATGATGATTCTGAATCTGAATTTATTTATAATGTATGTCATCTTTTTCACAAGATGCGACTTGTTTTGCAAATTTCTGAACAAACTGTGCTTCAATTGCCTCTTTCGTTGTTATGTGAACTAAATCGGGTTGAATTGCACGACAGAAAATTATATATTCGAATCCCTTTTGAGGCATTATTCAACAAAATAAATATGATGGACTTACAATATTCTACAGTCTCATTTTTGTTGTTAGACGCTCACGAAATTAGCAACTATTCAAACAGTTTAAGTTTACTAACAAAAGTATATATGCATGATGAACATGAACGATCTTGGATTTCTAACAATAATAGAAATAATAACTACACTTTTATTCAACAGATTGGCACTTTATATATATCTATTCCTCAAAGTTCTTCAGAACGACGTTCTTTTCAAATTCAAACTAACATCTTAAATGGACATACCAAAGGTTTCTTAATTCAATGTGACATTACTGAATTAACATCTATTCAATTTTATGTAAATAATCTTTTAAGAGTTGATTATAATCGATATTTAATTCAAAATGCATGTGTCAAATTGTCTAACAATTTACTTTATATGCCTTTTAATGACCAGACTGATTTTTTAGATAAAGGCATAAATACATTTTCAGGAGCTATTAATTTATCGCGGCTTCAAAATTCAACATTATGTCTTCAGTTTTCCCAAGATCAGAATAATATTGTCTTACATAATGTGTATTATAACTATCTTCAACAAACTAACGGTTTAGGTGGATTAAGAATAGATTACAGTCCAGCTTTCATTGAAAATTCTATATTAAATCATCCAATTCAACCTATTATTGGAACTCCACCAAATTCTTCTATGCTTGATATGTCTGGAAATTATATTATAAATCGGACAACAAGTTCTAATAGTTCATATAGTGGAACAAATTCTAATAGTTCATATGGTGGAACAAGTTCATATGGTGGAACAAGTTCATATGGTGGAACAAGTTCATATGGTGGAACAAGTTCATATGAAGGAAGAACAGGTCCTTTTGGCAGAGCAGGAAATTATATAAATAGTTATGCAGGAACTGTTACTGAAACCGGCACTGTAACAAATGAAGGTGTTGTAACAAATGAAGTAAGTTATCCTGTGCCCACAGGCTGTTTTGTTTTTCAA